CTCGGGTATCGGGCGTCTCGTCATGCCTGAAAGGGAGGCCAGCCGTGCCGAAGATGGTTCTGCTCGCCGAGTACCTGTCCATCAACTCCAACGACCTCTCCGAGTACACCAAGAAGGCTGAGATCACGGTCGAGGTCGAGGAGAAGGACGTCACGAACTACAAGAGCCTGGGCTGGAAGGAAGTCATCGGCGGGCTGAAGTCCGGCACGCTGGCGTGCGAGTGGCTGCAGGACTACGCCGCCACGAAGCTGGACGCGATCATGTGGCCGCTGCTGGGCACGGTCGTGCCGTTCTCCGTGCGCGCCGACCAGGCGGCCGTCGGCCCGTCGAACCCGTCCTACAGCGGGAACATCCTGATCTCCGGCTGGTCCCCGATCACCGGCGCGGTCGGTGACGAGGCCACCGTCTCGCAGGACTTCCCCACCTCCGGGGCCGTCGCCCGGGCCACCGCGTAAGGCCGGCCCGATGGCGGACACCTCCCGGCTCGGGCTGGAGCTGACCCCGCAGAACCTGCGGCAGATCTCCCGCGCGCTGCGCGCCGAGGAGGACGGCAAGGAGCTGCGGAAAGAGCTGACGCGGAACATGCGTGAGGCGCTCAAGCCGGGGGCCGCCCAGGCGAAGAGCGCCATCATGTCGATGGCGTCGACGACCCCGCACGACGGGCCCGCGCTGAAAACCGCGATCGCGCGGAAGATCCGGCCCGAGGTCCGCATCACCGGCCGGTTCCCCGGCGCGAAGATCAAGGCGTTCAAGACGAAGAACCTGCGCGGCTTCCCCAACGCCCCGAAGCGCACCAACAGGTCCAGCGGCTGGCGGCACCCGGTGTACGGCAACCGTGAGGTGTGGGTGCAGCAGGCCGGAAAGCCCAAGTGGTTCGACCGGGCCTTTGAGGGCCAGGACGCCCACTACAAGCGGCAGGTCCAGTTCGCCCTCGCGGCGATGGTCAACCGCATCGCATCCCGATCCCACTGAACGAACGAGGCCACTGTGAAGGTCAAGTACAGCCCCGAAGACGGCGATGAGCAGGTCTTCGACTACAACCCGAACAAGCTGATGAGCGTGGAGCGGGAGGCGCTCGAGAAGCGCACCGGCATGAACTTCCAGGCGTTCGCCATGGGCGTGCTGCGGGGGAACGCGCTGTGCCGGCGGGCGCTGCTGCACGTCCTGCTGAAGAGGCAGCACCCCGGCATCCTCTTCGACGACGTCGACTTCTGCTGGGACGAACTCACCGTCGAGATGACGAAGGGCGAGATCACCCTCGCCGTGGAGCGGCTCCGCGAGAAGGGCGGCGACGAGGAGCTGGCCGAGGCCATGCTCCGGGGCTACGACGAGGCCCCGGACGACGAGGGAAAAGCCCGGCTGCCCTTCGCCGTCTGAGCCACCTCGGCAACGCCGCCCACCTCCTGCACATGACGCCCCGCGACTGGGACCTGCTCACGGTCGAAGAGGCCGACCACCTCCTGCACTGGCTGGACAGCTACCTCGAACAGGTCGACAAGGCCGCCCAGCAGGCCAAGCGGCGGTGACACCCGCACAGAACGGAGGACCCCGCCGTGTCGGACACCAGCCTCGTCTTCTCCCTCTCCGCCCGGGACCAGACCGGCCCGGGCATGCGCTCTGCCCGCGAGACGGTGGAGACCGAGACGGAGGGCATGGCGGACGCCGCCGCCGCCAATGGCTCCAAGATGGGCACGGCGCTCGCCGCGGCCGGCGCGGCGGCGGGGGCCCTGGCCGGTGCGGCGATCATGTCGACGCTGTCGCAGGCGATGGACGTGTCCTCGGCGTCGGCCAAGCTCGAGGCGCAGCTGGCGAACACGACCGCGGACGTGGGGGCGGCCACGGACGCCATGACGAACGTGTTCACCGCCGGGTGGGGGGAGTCGGCCACCGAGGTCGGCGACGCCATCAAGTCGGTCACGCTGAACATGGACGAGTTCACCGGGGACCAGCAGGGCCTGGAGGACATGACGACGAAGGCCCTCGGTCTGGCGAAGGCCTTCGACCAGGACCTCAACAAGGCGACTGCGGCGGCCGGCCAGCTGGTGAAGACCGGCATGGCGAAGGACTTCGACGAGGCGATGGACCTGATCGCCACCGGTCTGAGCAGCGTCGCCAACAAGTCGGATGACCTGCTCGACACGATGAACGAGTACTCCACCCAGTTCCGTCGGCTGGGCCTGGACGGCGAGACGGCCATGGGCCTGATCAGCCAGGGTCTGGAGGCCGGCGCGCGGGACGCCGACGCGGTCGCGGACGCGATCGGCATCTTCGGTGAGATGGCCCTCGCCGGCGGCGAGAAGGTCAACGAGGCGTTCGGGTCGATCGGCCTGAACGGTGAGGACATCGGCCGGAAGATGCGCGCGGGCGGTGACCAGGCCACCCAGGCGCTGCAGGACACGATGGACGCCCTGCGCGGCACCGACGACGAAACCGTCCGCCTCGCGGCCTCTCAGGTGCTGTTCGGGGACCTCGCCAACACGCAGGCGGACGCCCTGTACGCCCTCGATCCGGCGTCGGCCGCCGCCGCGGGCGGGTTCGACGAGGTGGCGGGCGCCGCGGACAAGGTCGTGGAGAAGCTCGAGGACTCCCCGGCGATGAAGATGGAGGCCTTCAAGCGGGGCGTCCAGCAGAACGTCATCGACTTCCTGGGCGGCACCGTGATCCCGGCCGCCGAGGACTTCGCGGAACGGTTCGGGAAGACCGTCAGCAGCGCGTGGGATGCGGCCGGAGAGGGCGGCACGGAGGGCGTGGACCGCGTCCTGAACTTCGTGACGATCCTCGGCCAGCGCCTGGCGGAGAAGTTCGTCACCGACCTCGCCCCGCGCGCCATGGAAGGGCTCACCGCGTTCGGCCAGAAGATCGCCGAGTACACGATGGCCAACCCCGGGCAGGTCTTCCAGATCGCCGTCATCGCCGGCGCGTTCGTCCTCGCCCTGACCCAGCTCCCGCTCCTGATCGCCGGGACGCTGGCGCTGACCGCCGGCATCATCATCGGCGGGTTCGTCGCCGAACTGCTGACGGCACTGAACGACAAGCTGCCCGGCTGGTGGCAGGCGTTCACCGGCTGGATAGCGTCGTTCGCCGGCGATGTCGGTGACGCCTTCGGCATCCTCGGCCAGGCCTCCGCCGACTGGTTCTCCGGCCTGTGGTCCCGCTACATCGCCACCCCCGTCAGCCAGCAGTGGAACGCCTTCACCGGCAGCATCGGCACCCTGCCCGGCCGCGCCTCGGCCGCCCTCTCCGGCCTGGGCAACGCGCTCTGGCGGCAGGCCTGGGACGCCGGCCAGTCCATGAAGAACGCCGCCGTGGCTCAGGGCCGCGGCCTGGTCTCCTGGATCGGAGGCCTGCCCAAGAGCCTGGTGGGCGCGCTGATCGGCCAGAACTACCGCATGTACAACGCGGGCCTGGACTTCGTCTACGGCATCTGGAACGGCATCAGCGCGGCCGGCGGCTGGCTGTGGTCCAAGGTCGCCGGCTTCGCGCAGCGCAACATCGTCGACCCCGTGAAGGACTTCCTGCACATCGGGTCCCCGTCCAAGCTCGCCGCGGACGAGATCGGCCACTGGATCCCGGCCGGTATCGCCATGGGCGTGGACGACAACGCGCACGTGGTCGACGAGGCGATGCGCGCCGTCGTCGACCCGGCCGCCTACCGGCCCGCCGCCACGCTGGGGGGCGCCCCGATGCCGTCCGCGTCCACCCTCGCAGGGTCGCAGGCGCAGCCGGGACGGCTGGTGATCGAACTGCGCGGCGGCTCCCGCGCGTTCCGCGAGTTCTTCCAGGAGTCCGTCCGTGTCGCCGCGGGCGGTGACGTGATCAAGTTTGCGGAAGGGTGACATGCCGAACCTGCCCCCGCCCCTGTGGGCGGAACTGTCCTACGGCGGCGCCTGGAACGACATCGCCGAGGACCTGCGGGCGACCACCTCGCAGGTCTCCGTCACCCGAGGCCTGTCCTCGGAGTCGTCGTCGGTGGCCGAGCCGACGTCGTGCACGTGTGACCTGGACTCCCGGGACAACCGGTACGCGCCCCGCAACCCGAACAGCCCGCTGTACGGGCTGATCGGCCGCAACACCCCCTTCCGGTGGGGGTACGAGGTGGGCTCGCTGTGGGCCGAGCTGAACGGCGGCCTCAACTACGGCAGCTTGTTCGCCAACAACAACCCCGTCTTCAACGTGACGGGGGACTTCGACCTGCGCCTGGACGTGGCGCTGGAGGACTGGTCGGAGTCGCAGATGCTGGCCCTGCGCTACCAGTCCACCGGCGACCAGCGTTCCTGGGCGCTGGAGATCCTGAACGGGACCCTGACGTTCATGTGGTCGCCGAACGGGCTGCTGGCGTCCCGCATCAGCCAGGCCGCCACCGAGCCGGTGCGCGCCTACCGCGGGCAGCGTCTCGCCGTGCGCGTGGCCCTGGACATCAACAACGGGGCCGGCTACGAGCTGCGGTTCTGGACCGGCCGCACCGTCAACGACACCGAATGGAGCCTGCTCGGGGCGCCGATCGTCGGCACCGGCACCACGTCCGTGTACGCGGGCACCGGCTACATGGAGGTCGGGGCCGGCTTCGACTTCAACGCCACCCCCGCCGGCGGCAGCCTGCAGCGGATGCGGGGCAAGGCCTACGCCCTGCAGCTGCGCGACAGCGGCACCGTGAAAGTCGACATGAGCACCGCGTCCGCGACGGCTGCCAGCGGCAGCTTCGTCGACGCCACCGGCGTGACCTGGTCGCGGGGCGGCGATGCTGTCTGGTCCAACAAGCACATCCGGATGACCGGGGAGGTGCCCGCCTGGCCGCCCACCCGCGACCTCTCCGGCAACGACAACTACGTCAGCATCAACCCGTCCGGGCTGCTGAGGCGGATGGACGCCGGGAACCGGCCGCAGGAGAGCGCGCTGCTGCGCTACATCAAGACCCGGTCCCCGATCGAGTGCTGGCCGCTGACGGACGGCCCGCGCACCACCGGCGCCAAGAGCCTGGTGGGCGGGCAGGACATGCAGCAGGAGATCCTCATCGGCGAGGACACGGCCGCCGACTGGCAGCAAGGGTCCCTCGCCGACTGGATCGAACCCGTCCTGTCCGTGAAGGCGGAGACGACGGGCAGCCTGCGCGGCGGGCTCCCCAACCGGCCGTCGGCCGCCTCGTTCTGGTCAGTGGACCTGTTCCTGTCCGGCGGCGGCATCCCGTCCTCCGGGCAGGTCGCCATCACCGACCGGGGCGCCGGCACGGACGCCGAGAACCAGACCGTCATCCGGATCATCTTCACGGGCAGCATGAACCAGCTCACCGTCGTGCGGGAGTCCTCCGGAGAGACCTCGTCCAGCTCGGGCCTGCTGGCGAACATCCCCGCCGCCATCTACGACGAGCAGCCGCACCACCTGCGCCTGACCATCGACCCGCTGGTGTCGAGCACGGACTGGTACGTGTACGTCGACGGCGTGCTGGCCGGGAGCGGGAACATCGGCACCATCGCCATGAAGGGCGCCCTCCAGGTCCTGCTCGGCTGGGGCTTCGCCACCATCGACGGCGCCACCATGTCCGACCGGTCCTTCGGCTACATCACCTACTGGGACTCCACCGGGCCCACCGCCGCCCAGATGTACACCGCCTACCTCGGCTTCCAGGGCGAACGCGCGGGCGACCGCATCGTCAGGCTGGCCACCGAGGCGGGATACACCGCGTCCGTGGCGGGCGAGCCGGACTATCAGCAGCGCCTGGGTATCCAGGGGCAGAAGCGGCTGCTGGAGCTGCTCAACGAGGCGAGCCAGACCAACTTCGGCTACCTGGTGGACCGACGCGACGCCATCGAGGTCATCCACCGCGGGCAGTCCACGCTGTGGAACCAGCCCCCCGCCCTGGTCCTGGACTACTCCGCCGGCCTCATCTCGCCGCCGTTCCGGCCGGTGGACGACGACCGGCTCACCGAGAACGACGTCTCCGTGAAGCGGGAGTTCGGGTCGCTCCCGGCGCGGGAGGTCCTCGAGGCCGGGGCCATGTCCGTGCTCCCGCCGGAAGCCGGCGGTGTGGGCCGCTACGACACCGCCCACACCTACAGCCTGGAGACGGACGCGCAGGCCGCGCAGGCCGCCGGGATGCGCCTGCACCTCGGCACCTACGCCGGGGTGCGGTACACCCGCCTCACGCTGAACCTGGCCAACGAGCGGGTCTACCAGTACATCGACGACATCCTCCGCCTGGACGTCGGCGACAAGATCCGGCTGACGAACCTCCCCGCGGACCACGGCCCCGACCCCGTCGACGTGCTGATCGCCGGGTACACCGAGGACGCCGGCCCGGGCGGCTGGACCATCACCTTCAACTGCCTGCCGGGCGAGCCGTGGACGGCCGGCGTCACCGACTCGTTCACCGTCGGGTGGGCGGACACCGACGGCTCCCAGCTGGCGGCCGCCGTCGACGCGTCCGCCACCACCCTGTCCCTCGCCGTCACCGCGGGCCCGCTGTGGACCGACGATCCCTCCGACATGCCGTTCGACCTCCGGGTGGGCGGGGAGGTCGTCACCGTCACCGCACCCGGCGCCCTGCTCAATCCGAACCCGTTCTTCGACACCGACATCGCAGGCTGGAGTACGGAGTCCGCCGCCCTGTCCTGGTCCACGGCCGTCGTCCACCCGCACCCGCGCGCCCGCGGGTGCGGG